GATCTGAACCAGTATTCGATAAAACTGATTTTGGGGGATTTAAGATTTAACTTGACATTCATTAACTCTTATGTTATATAAATAGTATAAATATTTGTATAAATGGAGAAATTGAATGGGTTTACAACCATACGTAAAGCAATTACGGCCACGTAATGAGTCCTATGTTCCTCATGTTGATAAGGTTCAAAACTTATTGGTTGAAGGTTTGAAAGCAGAAGATTACGAAGCTGCTATCGTTATCGGTTGGCACAAGATTCATGAAATGAAATTAAATCCAGCTTCATCTGGTATTTCTTCAAAAGTATTAAAAACTTTAGAAAACGAACCTCTAGCTTTGGAGGCAGGGGAACGTATTGCAAAAAAAATTGCAAAACATTTTCGTAATGCTGGTGCTAAAGCAGAACAATACGGTAGAGCAAAATCAAAATTAACATCCTTTTGGAAAAGTTTTGGCGCATCAGATACCACTCCAAAAACAGATATTTTAATTGGCAATAAAAGACTTTCATTAAAAATAGGTCTTGCACAATTAATGTCTGGTGGTAGATCAGAATCTATGGCAACTTTTTATGCAGCTCTCAAAACTACACCAGAACTAATAGACGATCCCCAATTTAAAAAAGTAAATGAAATTTTTGAATCTTTTGTCAAAAATACACTTGCACCAAGTCAACTAAGGCCAATAATAAAGTCTGGTGAAAATCCTGTAGTAAATGCAGCAGAGATTGCACACAAAGATTGTATGAGGGAATTGGGTATGTTATTTGAAACTAGTTCTGCATTTAAAATTGCATTTGCAAGAGAAGCAATGTCTGGCTATGAAAAATTTGGTAAAACTAGTAATTCAGCAGCAGAATTTATGGTGGTATCCTCTCATGATGGAACTACAGTATCTATTCATAGTGTAGATGACGATGCATATTGTGAAAAAATTGCAAATGCTATGCGATTGCAAGCAAGGTTCAAAACATCCTCTAGAAAATTGAAGGGTGTAAAAACAGGAGAATATAATTTTTGGTCTGTAGTATCTCTTATAGTAGATGCCATGGGAGCAGAGGCAGTTACAGAAGGAGTGTTCGATGCTGTTAGAGGTAAACTAAAAAAGATTGGACTTAAAATTTTAAATAGTGTAAAATCATTTATAACTAGAAGTGTAACAAATGTATTTAAATTTTTAGGTGCAGAACCAATTATTAAAGTTTCTACTAAGGTAAAATTTTAATGATAAACTTTAACGAAATGCTCTTAGAAGATAAAGGTGGTAAGAACCTTCACCTAGAACATCTGGAAGATGAGATCATCAACTATGGTGTAGATGGTGGACGAGCTGCTATTAACTTTCTACGTTCTCTCCGAGACATGATGGCTGGTTCAAGTAGATCATCTGTAAATATGACTGTCAAATGGGATGGTGCGCCTGCAATCTTTGCTGGTGTTGATCCCGAAGATGGAAAATTCTTTGTTGCAAAGAAATCTGTATTTAATGTTAATCCTAAGTTATATAAGACAAACAAGGAAATAGATGATGATTTATCTGGAGCACTTAATTCCAAATTTAAAGTTGCACTTGCAGAGTTTTCCAAGTTGGGTATTAAGGGAGTTCTTCAAGGTGATCTTATGTTTACGGATGATGTTTCCAAAGAAAAAATTGATGGAACTTCTTATCTTACCTTTCAGCCTAATACCATTGTATATGCTGTTCCTGTTGACAGCAAACTTGCTGCTATCATAAACAAAGCAAAAATAGGAATAGTCTGGCACACAACATATACAGGAGATACATTACAAGATATGAAAGCATCTTTTGGTGCAAATATATCCTCACTCAAGAAACCTTCATCTGTATGGATGGATGATGCAACTTATAAAGATACTTCTGGTAGAGCTACATTTACGGCAACTGAAACTGCAAATATTACAAATATTCTATCACAAACTGGTAAGACCTTTCAGAAAATTAATGCAAATGGTTTAAGAAAGTTTCTTACAGTTCAAAATGGTATGACAGGTGCAATTGCTGGTGCTTCTCTCAAGACTTATAATAACTCAAAAGTTCGTGCTGGAGAGAAGATTAAAAATCCAGCTGTTCATGCTGCTGGATATGAGAAGTGGGTATTTGATTCTATTCAGAAACAGATTGATAAAGTAAAATCTCCTGCTGGTAAAAAGAAATATGAAGCTATGCAGAAGGAATATGTACGTGAAGTTAAAAAACATACACGAAATCTAATACAAGTTATAACTTTTCAAAACTTATTGGTTGATGCGAAGATGCAGATTGTTAAAAAACTAAATAGTGTAAAGGGATTAACTGATACATTCATTAAAACCGCAAATGGATTTAAAGTAACGAATCCAGAAGGATTTGTTGCTATTGACAGAGTAAGTGGTGGTGCTGTTAAACTTGTAGACCGTATGGAGTTTTCGTTTAACAACTTTACCGCAATAAAGGCATGGGATCGATGAAGAATTTCTCTGAAGCAAAAGAAACTGCTGCGTTTACGATTGGAAGATTTAATCCACCTACGATTGGACATGAGAAGGTTATAACTTCTCTTGTTAAGAAATCTGGTGGTAATTCAGTTTATATTTTTCCTACTCATTCTCAAGACTCTGCTAGAAATCCCCTTCCTCATGCATTAAAGATTGCATACATGAGAAAGATGTTTCCAAAATACAAAAACAATATTCTAGTTGATAAAGCAAGAAATGTTTTTGAAATCGCAAATACACTTTATAATAAAGGGCACACATCTATTATATGTGTTGTTGGCTCAGATAGAGTAAGAGAGTTTGAAACTTTACTTAAAAAGTATAATGGTGTAGAAGGTAAGAAACATGGGTTCTATAAGTTTGACAGTATAAAAGTAATCTCTGCTGGACAACGTGATCCAGATGCAGATGATGTAAGTGGAATGTCTGCTTCTAAAATGAGAGATGCGGCAAAGGATGGAAACAAAGATTTATTTCTACAAGGCCTACCAAAAGGATTTAGAGATGGTGATAAATTATATCGGGATGTTCGCAAATACATGGGTATTCGTGAAGAGCGTGAAATGGGTGATATGTCCGACTTTGAATATATTAGAGATCAATATCTTACAGGAAAGATATGGAATATTGGAGACATTGTAGAAGCAAATAATGTAAGTGGTGAAATTGTTCGTAGAGGAACAAACTATCTTTCATTTGTAGAAGATAATGGTAAGGTTCATAAAGCATGGTTATATGAAATTGAAATAAAAGAAAAAAAATCTGCTTTACAAAAATTAAAAGACTTTGATAAGTCCAGAGCTGCAGTAGGAAAACCACCTATATTTACAGATAGAAAACCACCAAAATTTATTCGTATGAAAAAGAAGGGTAGTATAACTACTATGAATGTTCCTACGGATGATATTGATAAGTGGGAGAAAAAAGGTTATTCAATTACTGAAAGAAATTATCGTAAGGAATATGATAATTATCAAGGCCGTCCAGAACAAATTGCAAGACGTTCTTCACGAAATAAAGCCAGGCGCATTATGGGTGATAAGACTAAAATTGGAATGGATGTAGGGCACAAGGATAACAATCCTTTAAATAACGATCCTGATAATTTAAGAAATGAAAATCCATCAGATAATCGTAGAGAACCAAGATTACGAGTTAAAGAAAAACTAGGCCCCAATGCAGACCAAGGAGATTATATTGATGATTTCCAAAAATCAGATGCTCCACAATTTAAAGGTAAGTCTCAAGAAAAACGAAAGAAGATGGCCATTGCAGCATTTCTATCCAAAAATGAAGAAATTAAACTTGATGAAAAATATGACAGTGATAAGTTTTTTAGTGGGAAAGGAACACCAGAACAAAGAACACAACTCCTTAAACTTCAAAATAAAGCATTAAGAGCCCCTGCTAGTTCACCTAAACAAAAAGCAATTAAAAAAGAAATAGATGCATTACGAAAAAAAATGGGAATGAAAGTTAAAGAAGAAGTTAAACTTGATGAATTAAGAATAGACCCAAGAACATCTTCTGAGAAAGATATTCGTCATCAAATAAAATATCACGAAAAAATGAGAGATCATTATTCTGGTAATGCAAGGGCAAAGAAATCTCAAAATGATGAAATTAAATGGTTAAAAAATATTCTTAAAAAACGTGGAATTAAAGAAGAAGTTAAACTTCCCAAAGATGATTTGAATTGGGTTAAAACAGGTGGTTCGTTTGGAAAAAAACGAAGATTTCCCACATTTGTAGTTAAAAAAGAGGGAAACAAATATAAAGCGTATGATGAACAAAATAAGATGTCATTTAAAGCTGCATCCAATAGTTTAGAAGGTTTGGGAAAATTATTAAAACCTTATATCGAAAAAAGAACTGGTAGTTGGAAATTTGAAGAAGTTAAACAAGACAAAGATATTAAGGATAAAGAGGGTACGCAACCAGCAAAGTATTATGCTGGTGGTATGTCAAAATCTACAAAAGACAAACGTGCAGCTCATTTCAAGAAAAAGAAAGAAGGCCCAGCGCCAGGCGATGCGTCTGCTGAAACAAAACCATCTGTTCATACTAAGAAGTTTAAGCAAATGTATGGTGAAACAGTTCTTAATGAAAAGATTACAGCACTAGTTAATAAATCAGAGAAAAGTGGTATTTCATATAGTATTCTCAAAAAAGTATATGACAGAGGTATGGCTGCATATAAAACAGGACATAGGCCAGGCACAACATCTCAACAGTGGGCATTGGCAAGAGTTAACTCTTTTATAACAAAAGGTAAGGGTACTTGGGGTAAAGCAGATGCTGACCTTGCAAAACAAGTTGAAGCGGTAGAAGAAGCTTGTTGTGATGATTGTTTAGAGGAAACAGAAGTCAATGGTTGGGGTGAAATAACTGAAAAAGCAGAGTACAATGGAAAGTCTGTAGAACTAAATAATCCTACAAAGGGCGATAGAAAGAAATATAAAGTTTATGTACGAAATGACAAGGGAAATGTAGTAAAAGTTGAGTTTGGTGATCCAAATATGGAAATCAAAAGAGATGATCCAGCAAGACGAGCTGCTTTTAGAGCAAGACACAATTGCGATCAGAAAAAAGATAAAACAACTGCTGGTTATTGGTCATGTAAATTTTGGAGTGCAAAGTCTGTAACAGACTTGATGAAAGGTTAGAAAAATGGCAAATTATTCACAATCAATGAGAGATGCATTAGAACTTATGTATGCTCGTAATCAAGAGAAGATTGATAAACTTGATGAAGGAACTATTGATAAGGTAAAAAATATTGCTTCCAAAAAATCAGCTGCTAAGATTGATGGTGTTACTGTTGATATGTTTACTGCATCTGCAATTTCACAAATCTATGACAAGGTAAATGACGCAAACAAAAAGAAAATGGAAAAATTACCTATTACTAAACTTGCATCTTTGGCAATGAAAATGATGCAGAAAAATGGGTATATTCCAGAAGAAGCTGAACTTGATGAAGGACGTATGAAAGAACTTCATGGTTATATTGCAAAAGGTATGTCTGCTGCTGAGATTGCAAAGAAAATGAAACTCGATGTTAAGACAATCAAAT